CGATCGGTAGCTGTAGAAAGGTCATAAGAATAAATCTTCGAGTCCGGCTTAGACGAAGCCGCCTTAACAGCCTCCGCGCATCTCGTTTGGTTGTAAGTACCATCAGAAGGGATGCTACGTAGAACCGAGCCGACGGCCATGTGTAAGGGACGTAAAAGTGTCTGAGTCCAATAATCCATGATAGCGATTATACGGACCTTTCCACCCCATTCTTGGATAGAATGTAAACGGGCTAGGACTGGTTTTGGATGCTTAATGCGGTCATCTCTAGTTTCTACAATCTTTGCGCACTCGTAAAGATCGGCGATTAGAGAAGGCATGTTCATAGCTGAGGCTAAATCGATTAAACGATGGAATAAGTCTGATGCAAGCCAAGCACGTGCGTCAGGTGCTGCTGCTAGGACAGCCTTTCCGTTTGGACCACCTTTTACAGATAGTCCATAAGTCCAGCTGCTAGTAAACTGATCTAACTGATCGGTCACCAATTTAGTATCCGGAACGATAGATGGAAGGACCGATTTGATCTCTCCACATAGTTCGTCCTCCTTCATAACACCTGTGTAAGGATCAGTAATAGATTTGTAATTAGGTTTCCCTTTAATGACAACGACACGATAAGAGCTTAAACACGCTATAACCATTGAGACAAAGAATGCACTTTTCTCAGACATCTTCAATGTGCCAAAGAGACGCATCTGAAGAGTTAAGATAGGTATCAATAATTTGTGACCAACACCATAACGTGTCTTGTTAAGATAATCAAAATTACCAGAGAAGTTCTCTGGTAACTTTCCACCTCGGATAAGAGATATATAGAACGAATAGGAGTCTTTTAGTGACTTGATTACAAGGTCTGGATCGTGACTAACATTGATCATTATCCAGTTAAAGAATTCAGAGACGATTGATATTAGTTCAGCGGCGAATTTCGAGGTACTGGCATTGATCATGGAGAATAAGAGGTTCATCAGGTTGGACAGGTTCATGTCAGTCAATTTGGATCCTTCTGGGGCTGACTGTTTTACCGGAAGGTTAGGCACATCACGATAGTGCTTAAGAGAGTTCATGGTTCTGTGAGATTTTCCCTAGAAGCCGGGTGCATATAGTTTAATCCGGCACGTAGGA